AAAGATGAAGAACAAGGTAGAATAGGTGAAGAACGTTTTAGACGTGAGCATGAATGTGAATTTATCATTTATAACGAAACACTTATAGACTCCTTAAAGTTGGCTACTCTAAAGTACACAGACGTCTTGTACAGGCAAGGAGAAGTTCGTTGGTATAAAAGGCCCACAGCAGATAAAACTTATGTGTTAGCACTTGATCCTGCGGCTGGTACAGGCGGAGATAACTCTGCAATACAAGTAATTGAACTTCCTTCTATGACACAAGTTGCAGAATGGTGTCACAATAAGACTCCAGTTGAAGGTCAAATTAGAGTAATGAGAGAAATTTTAAAAGAGATTGACCAATACGGAGCAAAAGAAATTTATTGGACAGTAGAGAATAATAGTATTGGTGAAGCCGCTCTTGTAGTAATTAGAGACACAGGAGAAGAAAACTTTCCTGGAAACTTTTTACATGATCCTGTAAAAGTACAAGGCAAAAGAGGAAGAAAAGGTTTCCATACAAGTTCAAAAAGTAAACTAGATGGTTGTATAACATTAAAAAGATTTGTAGAACAAGATAAAATTAAACTTTTTTCTGATGCATGTATCAGAGAACTAAAAACATTTGTTGCTAGAGGAAACAGTTTTTCAGCACAACCAGGTGAAACTGATGACTTGGTAATGAGTTTAGTTATTTGTTGTAGAATGATTTCATACATTGCTTCTTTTGAAGATGATATTTTTGAAGTTGTTAATCAAAATATAGGTGATGGTGATGGTTACGATGATGATAAGCCTATAGACGAGTATGATGAACCCATGCCAATCGGACTACTTTAGATAAATACAAGTATGGCAATCAGTATAGAAACAGTAGCAGACAAAACATATAACCTTTTAAAAGGATATGGCTTCAAAATAGATACTTTTAATAAAGTAGGTGAAGTTGTTGGTGACCCTTCAGAAGCAATTAGATTTTTTGTAGAAGATCCAAACTTGTTAGTTACACTTAATGTACCTGATGAAGAAGTCAGATTAAGCATCAGTAAAAACACTGAGCAAACAGATAAATTAAGAAAACAATTAGAAAATTTAAGCAAAGATTATTTAATGAGTTTAGATTTTAGAGTATTTGGTAGAACATTAAAACCAAGTAGCGATTCAACTGACGTAGCAAAAGAGACCAAAATGAAAGAAGAAGCAATAAAAGAAGCAAGTTTAGGTCCTGTACAAGGATCTTTAAAAACAAGTTATCAACCACTGGATAATGTAAAACTAGTTGTAAAGCATTCTAAACCTGTAAACGAAGAAATACGTGGTGCTAGAAGCAGAAACATTAGTAAAATATTCATTCAAGCAAATGAAGAACGTTTTGCTTTCCCTAGTAAAAATTTACAAGGTGCAAGAGCAATGGCAAGACACATTTATAATGGTGGTGTAATGCATGATTCTATTGGAGAAAGCATTGTACAAATGTGTAAAGATTTTGCTACATTAAAAGAATTTGTACGATATGTTAATAAACAAGGCTTAATAAATGAAGACAACCAAGAATATGTGACCCTTGCAAGACAGCAAATGGAAAACATTAGAAGTAATTTTAAAAAAGTTGCTGGTAGTAAGTCATATAGTAAAGCAATTGAAAGTCTTACAGATGAATCTAATATTGATATTGTTACAGAAGTTAATTTAGAAGACCACTTTACAGAAACACACTTTGATGATAAAGTTGGAAATGCACATGAAACACTAACAAAATTAGTAAACAGAAAAAATGCATTTGAACAATATATAATGACAGCAATTGAAAATGAAAATTTTGCAAATGCAAAAGAAGTAATACAAGAAGAACCAATTGAATTTGAAAATCCTCATCAAAGATTAGGATATCAGGTAGGTCAATTAAGTAGTGTTGTTAAAGATGGAAAGTTAGCAAATTACTTAGGTGGTATTGGAAACAAGTTATCCACTGGTGGACAACTAGATGCAATGGAGTATAGAGCAGTTAAGGCTTCTTTACTATCAGCACAAAGACCACAACAAACTGTAATGGCAACGGAGATGTCTCTTGCAGAAAGTAAAGAATACCAATTATTCATAGAGAGTTTCGATATCGAAATATAAATACTATTATAACAAGACAACGGTTATTGTCGAAAGACAAAAAAAGGTTGACAACATGGCACAAAGAAAGTAAACTAAGGCACATACAGTAATCACAGATTACAAACATGGCACATACATAGGAGATATTATTATGGCATCTTTGGCAGAAATAAGGGCTAAATTGGCAAGCATGGAGAACAACAAGAGTTCTAGCCAATCATCAACAGGCGGAGACAACGCCATTTTCCCACATTGGAACATCGACGAAGGTACAAGTTGTACACTTAGATTCCTTCCTGATGAAGATCCTAACAACACGTTTTTCTGGGTAGAAAGACAAATGATTAGGTTATCTTTTCCAGGTGTGAAAGGTGGAGACGCAAAACCTGTTACAGTACAAGTTCCCTGTAACGAAATGTACGGAGAAACTTGTCCAGTATTAACTGAGGTTCGTCCTTGGTTTAAAGACGCAAGTCTAGAAGACATGGGTCGTAAATATTGGAAAAAAAGAAGTTACATATTCCAAGGATTTGTAACTGAAAATCCGTTGAATGAGGAAACACCTGAAAATCCAGTAAGGCGTTTTGTTATTTCCCCACAAATCTTTAACATTATTAAATCAGCATTGATGGACCCAGATATGGAAAACATTCCTACTGATTATGTTAATGGTACTGATTTTAGAGTTACTAAAACTACTAAAGGTCAATACGCAGATTATTCAACTTCTAAATGGGCACGAAAAGAACGTGGCTTAAATGAAGATGAGTTAAAAGCAATTGATACAAATGGTTTGCATAACTTAAACGACTTTTTACCTAAAAAGCCTGGTGTAGAAGAACTACAAGCAATTAGCGAAATGTTCCAAGCATCGGTAGATGGTGAATTATATGACGTTGAAAGATGGGGTAATTTCTACAAACCTTACGGAGTAGATGTTCCAAAAACTCAATCAACAACACCAGCGGCTCAACCTGCACCTACAGTAACAACTGAACCAGTAGCAGAAGTAAGTGCGCCGGCACCAGCAGTAGCAGAAACAACAGCACCAGCAGTTGAAACACCTGCACCTGCACCAGTACAGGAACAAGCAAGTGGTGAAAAACCAAGTGCAGATGACATTTTGAATATGATCCGTAAAAGGTCGTAAGGAGATACATCATGCAGAAACCATTTGACTTAACCAAGTTCAGAACAGGGCTGACTAAAAGTATCACTGGAATCAGTGCAGGCTTTCATGACCCTCAAGATTGGATATCAACTGGTAACTACACTTTAAACTATTTAATAAGTGGGGACTTCCAAAAAGGAGTTCCCCTTGGTAAGGTTAGTGTATTTGCTGGAGAATCCGGTTCTGGTAAAAGTTTTATCTGTTCTGGTAACTTAGTGCGTAATGCACAACTACAAGGCTGTCAAGTAGTATTGTTTGATAGCGAAAATGCACTTGATGAAGATTGGCTACAAGCATTAGATGTAGACACTAGTCCTGAGAAACTTCTCAAAATTAGTGTTAGCATGATTGATGATGTTGCTAAAACAATAAGTGATTTTGTAAAAGATTATAAAACTAACTATGGTGATTTACCATATGAGGAACAACCTAAAATGCTATTTGTAGTAGATAGTTTAGGTATGTTACTTACTCCAACTGACGTAGCACAATTTGAAAAAGGTGATATGAAAGGGGATATGGGTAGAAAGCCAAAGGCATTAACAGCCTTAGTTAGGAATACAGTTAATCAACTTGCACCACATCCGATAGGATTAATTGCAACTAACCATACATACGCATCGCAAGACATGTTTGACCCTGATGATAAGATATCAGGTGGACAAGGTTTTATATATGCAAGTAGTATTGTAGTAGCAATGAAAAAATTAAAACTTAAAGAAGATATTGACGGCAATAAAGTATCTACAGTACAAGGTATTAGAGCGGCTTGTAAAGTAATGAAAACTCGTTACAGTAAACCGTTTGAAAGTGTTCAAGTAAAAATTCCATACGAAGAAGGTATGGACCCATATAGTGGGCTCCTAGAAATGCTTGAAGCAAAAGGTATTGTAGAAAAAGTTGGAAATAAACTTTCTTATGTTTCTCCTGTTACAGGTGAAGAAATTAAAGAGTTCAGAAAAGGCTGGAGTGGAGACAAACTTCAGGTAATTATGGATGAATGGAGTCATATTGCAGAACCTATTGAAGAAGAGGATCTGGTTGACGAAGAAAATTTAGTGGATGAATCATTAGACCTAAGTTTAGGTGTTTATTTACCACCAGGTTACGAAAAACAGTCAAATAAAAGATACC